GAAAAGTTTACTGGAATTGCTCCAGATACACCGTCGCCAAAATTAACGTAAAGGTTATTGTCTGCATCACTTGTAACTGTAAATACTTGGTCGTAAGGATTGCTATCTACTAAGTGTTGAACTTGACGCCACTTAGAGTATGCAGAACCACCTTGTACATAAACACTTAAAGAACCATCAACTGCTGGAGTTTCTCCCAACACAAAAGATTGATTGGGAGTTCCACTTGAAGTACCAACAAGTTCTCCAAAAGTATTTGCATAGTCTGAAACTAATGTAACGTTTTGCCCTTCTTTTGCAGTCATTTCTGCAATGCCGTTGTCAATTGCTGGGTCAAGAATAGCGTCAGCATCAGTTGTAAAATAAAGTGTGTTTACAACATCTCCAGTAATAACATCTCCAGACACAACAGTACCTGCAGGAATTGTAATTACGTCTGTTTCGGAAGAGTTTGTAAATGTTAGCGTAACAACTGCTTGACGGTAACCTGATGGAATATAACCGTATGCTTGAGCAATGTTTATAACGCTGTCTCGTTGAGTGGCGGAAGCAATAAATGATTCATTTACATTTCGGTCAATGTAGTAAGACATTAAATCGCCCATGTAAGCAAAGGCTTCTACTAGCGCAACACCAAAATCAGAGGGATTTGTTGCAGACCATTCTGGAATACGGTCTTGAATACGTGCTATTAATTGTTCACGGATTGAGTAGTAATCACGACCTGTGTAGTCTAGTGAAATTGGAATATCACTTGGTGGAACGATGCTCATAAGTTCTCCTGTACTGAGATGTTGTTGCCACTAACGTAAGTCACAGCAACTACTGTGTTTGTAATTTCCCCATTGGGAAGTCCGTAAATGATGCTTACATTTGTTGTTCCAGTGTATTCATCAAAAGAAAGTTCTACTTTATCAAAAGTAAGTAATTCTAACTGTGATTGAAATGCCCTTTCAACTTCAGTTTCTATCATGCTGTTTGAATCATCTACTGTTTGCATAAAAGCAGAGGGAATTAAAGTTCCAAATTCAGGGTCTAAAATTCTTTCTCTTAAGTTTGTACCTATAACAAACCGAACTCTATCTGCCCAAATTTTTGATTGCTCCGTTGTTGTAGACACACTTCCGTAAGGGTCAATAGAAAACGGCAAAGTTAATGCTATTTCAGCCATTATTTACCTACCCATCTGCTTGGGGTCGTATTAAACCCACCACGCTTTTGATTTACCAAAGGTTGTCTAGCACGTATTGTAGGGGTTGAAGGTGTTTGTTTTCCTCCTGTAGCCATTTCATAGGCAACATCCCTTGTTGGAATTGTTGTTGCCTGTGTTTTACGGAACGTTCCTCCTTTGTTTTTACCTAAACCATCAGTCATACACGTAAAATTAACTGTATAACGACCATCATAAGTAACAAAGTGTTCAACATTTTTTACTACCCAAAATCCATCTGTTTCTGTTCCAGTTCCACTAATCTCAATAGTTTTATAGGGAGAAATACGTGGGTCACCTTGACCCTTACCTTCCCCGTGCATAGAGAACCGAGCAAGATGAGCCATTCCCTCAGAAAGTTCTTTAGCAAGAGATTTTGTTTCTGCAACTACAGTTGTAGCCACTTCGCCAAATAAAGCCTCTACAATGTTTGTTCTAACATTTTTTCCAACTTTTGTTGGTTTTGCAGTATGACTATGACTTTTACCAGTTATAGGGTCAATTCCATGAACTGTTTTATCTGCTTTAGAGTAGTTTTCCGTTTCTAGTACATCTCCAATTTTTGCTGTAAAATGGTCTAGTGTTTGTGCATCCAGTATTATTTCTGAACTAATTGTTCCATCGTTATAGGAAAAAACAGGTATTACAGACATAAATTGGTCAATCATTTTGTCAATTCGTTGAAAGTATAGGGTTGTACCATTTACATAAACTTGAAAACCAATTCTATTAGCAAGTTCTTGTATTTTTTCCCACTTAGTAGTTCCTACTAATGATTGCATTCCAAATCTAACGTTACTTTTATCTACAACTGCTTTAAGTTTGTACTGTTTGCAAATATCTTCAACAATTTCAGGAGCAGTTTTATTTTTCCAAATTTTATTTCCCCCTTCTTTTAAGAGAAAAGAAGCGCCAACTCCACGCAAAGTAGCATTACGTTTTACGGTTGCTTGAGATACAGTGTCTCCGTTGTACACGTATCCTACCCATTCATTTTTGGCGTATTTTGTTTCCCACTGCACTTTAAACAAAACGCCAGTTTTTAAGGCTTTTTGAAAATGATTATCAAAAGAACCGTAAGATATTTCAATAACATCTTGTTTACCCTGAGTTTGAGTTAACCTAAACCATTGTGGTGCTAGTTTAAAGGTTGGAAAATCTGGAAAAATAACCCTAAAGTTAGTACCGTAACGATTTTGAGTCCTAGTATTCACGAGGAATCCTTAACTGCAAACCTGGTGTTAAAAAAAAAGGATTAAGAACTTCTGGATTAATATCCATAATTTGCCACCACAAATGTGGTCTACCTAAAGTTTTTGTAGCAATTCCTTCAATACGGTCATTTTCAGTTACCTCATAGTAATAGTATGAAGTGTTGTAAGTAGGAAAAGTACGAAAAACACTTAACATATAATCACTAGATTTAGGTTCTTGTGCTATAAAAAGAACACCATCTGCATATCTGCTATCTAAATAAATCATTTTTTAGGGTCCTTTCCCATAGGTCCATCCCAGTAACGCATACAAGAAAATGAAACTTCAGAAAAAATTGGAACCATTGATGTTGAAAACATTTTATGGTTAACTTCCATACTAGTAACTCTTACACGGTAACGAAGTTTTTTTCCCAAGTGTAATTCTATTGGTCGTACTGGTAACCAACCTGGGTCTTTTGTTTTACCCATAAGATTACTGTCATAGTTAGCAGATGCTGCAAACCCATGCATTGCACGAAATAAATACTCTAAGTCATACATGGTTCCTTTTTGGACAATGTCCAAACGGTCTTCTGGACTAACTTCTATTGAGTACGGGTTTGTTCCGTTTTTGTAACTCCCCGTAGCGGTTAATTCTGCTAAATCTTGAATACGGTTTAAAATTACAACAAAGTTAACTGTAGAAGCAAACAAGTTTTGTTGCATTGGAATTGCTGGGTCTAAGTTTGCTGCTTCAAAAACTGGGTTTGCTCCCATTACTCCAGCCCAACTCATGTTTAAAGTAGTTGGATTATAATGAAATTTAAATCCATAATAATTTGGGTCAAATGGACGTTTAATAGCATCTGCTGCTTTTTTAGAGTCAGCCTTAAATGCTGCAGTATTAATTTGACGGTCCATTTGGAAAGTTCCCTTACCACCGATGTTGTAACTATACAATCCATTAGAATTTACTGACCAAAAAGTTTTAGCGTCCCCTGTTGCTGCTGGGCCAGCAGATAACATGTTAGGAAGACTTCCATTTTCTAAGGCTCCAAGGTTGTTAATCATTGGAGCATTAAATTTCCAAATACCATCGTAAGCATCTTCTGTTTTATCTTTTTTATTGCTTGAATTTGAGCCTGAGTTATTGTACTTAACGTTTTTCTTTTCAAATTTATCTTGTGCATCTTTAATTTTGGTTTCATACAAATAGATATTGGTATAGTTTAAGTTGATTTTTGTTTTAGTTTTTGTAATTTCAGCATTTATAGAAGCAACAAGAGTTGGGTTATGCGATGTTTTTGCATCGTTTAACTTTGCATAAAGTCCGTAACCAGGTGCTTCTAGATAAACTTTTAGGTTTTTATTAGATTCTTCGTATGGTTTTTTAGCCTTAGTAGCAGAGGTTTTAGCATCATCTCGCGCTTTTTTGGCAGCAAGATATTTATCTTTACCACCATATAAACCGTAAAGTTTATAGTTTGGGTCTACAGGAGTAGTTCTACCCGCCATTTTTACCTTCCTCCAATTGCAGAAATTTCGTTTTTATCTTTTAAATACGATTCAACTTTTTTTGCCCAAATCATTGCTTGAGCATCTGAAACATCGTGTAGGTATACATTAAAGTTTACAACGTTAGAACCACCAGATAAAGAAGAAACTCCTACAGAAGTAGTAGACATTCCGTCCATAGAACTAGTAGTTGAAATTCCAGGAGAACCTGGAGTTCCTCCACCAGTTGATTTAGGGTCTAAAAATTGTTGATATTTACCACTTGTGTAAGTTGTCCAAGCACTCCAATTTTTACCACCATTAGACATGTGATACGCAACTTTAGCGTTTGTTAAGGGGTCAAATAAGTCTTCTTTTCCAGATAATTTAAACGAACTTCCGTCTGAAGATTTCCAATTTTTTGCAAGACGTTCTGGTCCAAGTCCACCAATCATATTTATTTGAAATAGACCAAATGAATCATCACCAGTGTTATTAGAAGGTGGGTTATATGCGTTAGAACGACCACCAGACTCTGCTTTTGCTACAGCATAGGCTGTTGCTAAACCTTGACCACTAAATCCAACTTGTTTTAAAGTGTCAAGAAGATTAACGTCAGCATCTGCTGGAATTTTTCCTTGATAATCTAAACTAGAACCGTTACCAGAAACATTCATTACTCCCTTTAAAGCGTCTCCAGCATTGATAACGCCAGCAAGAGCATTCATAGAAGAAATACCCATAGTCTGCGTTACAGAATCTACAGAACCACTAATTGGTAATCCAGCACCCTTTAGTTCTGATGGGTCTACTGGGTTGTTATTTCCATGCCAAACCTCGTAGTGCAAATGTGGGCCAGTAGCATTGCCTGATTTACCAGATTTACCAACTTCTTGTCCTTGAAAAATACGACTTCCAGGACTTGCTTGTTTGCTACTTAAGTGTGCATAGATGGATGAATAACCACCATCGTGGTCAATAATTACTGCTTGACCATAATCAGCGCTTAAAGTTTTATCTGAAACAATTCCTTCTTTAACTGCAACTACAGGAGTTCCTGATTTAACGTTGTAGTCAGTTCCTTGGTGTACTCCACCAGTACTATCCCAATTACCGCCCTGTGCATCACGGGCACCATAGCCCGCACTAACTAAACTGCTTGCGCCACGTCCTGAACCCATACTGCGTCCGCCAAAAGAAGAACCAAACCCTGGAGTACCACCACCACCAAATGCAAGAGCAGCACCTCCAGCAACTAATGGGATACCAACACCACCTTCAGCAACCAATGGGGCACCAATTGCCATCATTCCAAACCCAAGTGCTTTTTTACCAATTTTTAATAAATCAATCCCACCTTTTTTAAGAGCAGCACCTTGTGGATTCCCACTTAATCCATCCATGTAACCTTTGAATAAAGCCATTGATGCAATGACATCTTTCATGGAGTTGTTAAAAGTTTCAATTGTTCCTGCAGCAGCGCCTAAACCAGTAAGTGTGTTTTTTTCTGCTGCTCCTTGAATCATTGTTGAAGAAGTATTTGCACGAAACATTGGGTCAAATGGATTTTGATTACCAGCAGCAGATTTAGCAGAGGCAAGGTCTGGGTTTTTTCCAGATGCAATGTCAACAAAGGCTTGACTAATCATTTGTTGTTGGTCAGCACTCATGCCTAATCCCTGCAAGTTTAACCCAGCATAACCGCTACGAATAGATGCTTGTACACTTTTTGCTGTTGCACCATTTGGAAACATTGTTTTATAAAGTTGTGTTGCAATATTTCCAACGCTTTTTGCGTTTCCTTTAGTATCCATAGTTGTAATGCCGTACTGGTAAAGGTTGGCACCCATTGCTCCACTTTGAAGACCAGCAATTGCAGATGCAGCATTTTCATTTTGCATTCCAAGATATTTAGCAGCGCCACCCACTTGACGTGTTGCAGAAAGGTAGTCAACGCCACCTGGCGCATAACCAGCATTAGCAAGAATATTTGCTACGTTTGCATCAGAACCCACACTAGTAATACCACCACGCAGAGCGCTAAATGTTGCACGCTCTAAGCCAGCACGACCCATTCCAGGAGAACGAAGTGCTGCTTGATAGTAAGACCCAGCACGATTTACAACACCAGAAGAATCTGGAACCATATTATAAAGAGTGCTACCAACTGAAGCAACCGCTTGAAGCCCAGATGAAATAAGGCCAGCCTTACCCATTTGACCATAGGTACCTGCTAAAGCACTGAACTGTGCTCCGCCGCCATTAGGAGTCTTTGAAGGAGTACCGTTGTTGCCCTTACCGTTTTGTCCTCCCCCATCCATACTGGTTACAGGTGGTGGAGTATTTAAGTAACCAAAAGATGCTTGAAGACTATTGTTTCCAGTTTTTCCATTGCCTCGTTGACCGCCATTACTAAGCGCTCCACGAACAGCAGAGAAAATACCAACAGAATTTTTTCCTGCCAATGTTATGGCAACGTTCATTTGGTTAATTTGGTCGGTGAGTTTAGCGATGTCAGCGGTTAATGCTTTTACATCTGCCGCTTTAGCCATGTCATCTCCTTAACTCTTTAACTGGTGTATTTGTAACCAGTTGTTTCTTTCTCTAGGTGACAAAGCCTGTATCTCTGTCAACGTCCATCCAGTATAAAGTTCTGTTATTTTTCTCCACTCAGCAAGTAACTGAGGGTAAGAAATTCTGCTAGAACCGAAATAAGGTACCTAAACTAATAGGAACCCGTACCTCGCCTTCACAGTCGGGGCAAGCAAGTGTGAGTTCTTCAAACTGTGGTCCACAAATCCGTGTGTTGAGTTCATCAACAATTTTGCGACGGTCTGTAAGTCCAAGGTTTTGTACCTGCATCTTGCTTACTACTGGTGCTTCTCCAATTTTTGTAACTGTTTGTTCTAAAAGAAGCGTGTTTAGTTCAGCGACTGTTTTGTCTGTACTAAGAAGTAGTTCTTTTTGTGTGATACCTGTAGGAAGAGTTACTGTGTACTCTAATACTTTACCTTTTACTATGAATGTACGGTCATTAACAGCATCTGTTAAAACTTTAACTTTAATATCCTTGTCAATTTCAACATCAACATCTTTTGTGTCGGCACATGAGCCGCAATAGCCGCCCAAGTGTGCCACGTTTCCAAATGTTGCTCTAAAGATTCCAAGAAGAAGCATGTCTCGGTCGCCTGAAAGAAGTTTATCTAGTATCTGTTCTGTTACTGGTTCATTACCAATACGTACAGTTCCACGTTTTAAAACTATTAGTAGCGCTTTTCCTAGTGTGGTTGCTTTTGAAATCTCTTCTTCATCACGACCGTTTAATTCACGTACTTCTGCTTCGGTAGTAACCTCCCCAGCGGATGTGATGTATCCGCCAGGAAGGGTCACTACTGTGTCCGAAGGAGTTGTAATACGAATTTCGACTTCTTGCGGCTTTTCAGCCATCATGTCTTGTACGGCTTTGTTTGCCAATGCGGGGTTAGCCGCTGCACTAATTGTGTTCGTCATATTATTCCTTTGTTAGATTAGAACGCTGCTGCGCTTTCAAATGCCTTTGTAGTATCGTTAAACTTACCCCAGTTAAGGTCAAATCCCTCGTGAACGAGAGACATTTGCTCAACATAGAGTGCGTTATCACCAGCGTTTAGGTCTGAGTATGCCACTGTTGTAGGCCATGCGTTGTATACCTTAAAGCGCATTGCTACTTCATCAGCAGCACCAGTTACGGCGCCAGTTCCTGCAGTTACATTTGCACCTGCAGATGGTACTGGGTGGTTAAGAACAGCGATTTCAATGTCACAACGGAAATTCTTACCAGTTGCAAGAGTTGAACCGCCAGCCTGAACAGTTGCGAACAACTGCTTCATCCAATCCCAGTTTTGCTTGCTTCCGAGGATTACGCCACGTTGCAAGGTCAATGGGGTGAAAGATGTTTGACCAGGGATTTGGTGAACAGTGGTGTTGTATCCACCTTCACGGTAAGGGATTGAGTCTGTTGTTACAGCCAATCCAGAGACTGAGGTAAAGCCCATTGGAATTGTTACAGTTCCAAGAGCAGTATTACCTGTGTCTTGTGGTTGAAACGTTACCAAGAACCTAAAGTTACGAACTGGGTCAGTGGTTAGCGTTGAGCGGCTATTTACGATTGCCATTGTTTATTTTCTCCTTCGGCCTAGTTAATTGTCTTTTGACTTAGGTCAATGACAATGAACTCTGATGGGTATTGAAGAGCAACACCAACTTGAATATGTACTTCTCCGTTGGCGATTGTAGTTGCTGTGTTGTTTTCTGCATCACACTTGATGAAGAAAGCCTGAGCATTAGTTGCTCCACGAAGACCGCCTTGGTTCTTGTACTCGGTTAAGAACGCGTTAAGTGTGCTACGGACACGAGCCCATAGTGCTTCATCGTTGTTCTCAAATATAGCAAACTCTGTGTTGTTCTTGAGTTGCTTACGAATGTAGATAAGTGAACGACGCATGTTGACATACTTGTTCGCTGTTCCATCTTGCAATAGCGTGCGAGCACCCATGACAGAAAGACCTGCACCAGGAATCTGGCGAAGTGGGTTTACTGGAGATGTGCTTGCGTTCATTGAATCTAGTTCTGTTGATGTAAATGACTTTTCTACAGCCACTACATTTGCAACAGTTGTTTGGATACCTGCTGGAGCCTTAAAGACACCACGGCTTGCATCTGTTGCCATGTAAAGACCTGCAACTGCACCAGATGGGCCAATGAGACGAAGTGAACCTGTGCCACGACCTACTGGGTCTGCAATGTACACGTGTGGGTAATAGACAGCGCCAAAACTGGTGTCAGTCAAACTTCCTGCTGCTGTAATTGCGTTAGCAACAGTTAGGGCTTCTGCTGTTTCAATAACAACAAAACCATTGTTTGATGCTGCCCATGAAGTAGCAGCATCAATTGCTGCAACCTCACCTGAAGCAAGTGCTGCCCAAATTCCTGGAAGGAATACAACAAGAGGACGGTCTAGAGGTGAGAAACGTTCAAAAACTGAACTTCCACTAGACTTGTAGTTTGTGTAATCAGTAGATGTTACTGCTGTGCCATTTGTTCCACTTGTTAATGGATAGGTAGTGCTTACTATGCCTTGACCAGCATAACCAGCAATAACAGCAACTGAAATATTTGGAGAAACAGTATTAATTACAGTTGGACCAAAATCACTTGATGTTGCATCGTCAAATATAACGTTTTCATAACGTTCTAGAAGGATATCGTCAGTAATGTTATTTGCAATACCTGATTCTTTGAGAAGAGTCAGTGTGTATGTGCTTGCAACAGAACCTGCAGTAACTACTACACGAAGGTTGTTTCCATCTGTTCCAGCATTTTTAGATGTAACAGTTACTCGTGCTGTGCTACCTGAATCTACTAAAGATACTGATGCAGCAACAGCGTCTGATTTAAGAAGGCGTTGAACATAAAGTTCTTTGCCACCGTTTGCAAAATATGCGCCAACTTGGAAGGTGGCTGGGTAGGAAGCGTTGTAGCCTCCAAAATACTTGGTAAATTCATACCAAGAGTTAACAAGCGTTACTGTTTCTGGGCCTTGTGCAAAAGGTGCAACAACGGCGCCAGCAGCATTTGCTGTGACTCCTCCTGTAAGAACAGGCGGAAGAAGGCGTTCACTGATGTAAACACCTGGGCGGCTATATGCCATTTCTTCTCCTAACTAGTTGGGTAAGGGTTCCTTATGGTTGCGAAATAGTGAACGAATCAATGGCAGTGAACTCACCACGCCCAAGAATGGGGTTGTCAGTTGTACCTGTAACGGATACTTGTAGCGCTTTGTATACTTGGTTGTATATTTCGGGTGCTATCTCGGATGAGACACGCACTGTGAAAGCATTTACGAATAAACGCTTTCCTTGCTCTGTTACGTCTCTCTTAGAAATGTCTAAGACATCTAAGCGACGAACAGTTCCATCATCAGGTTCGAGAATCCCGAATCGAAGAGGAAGTCTTGTGTACATAAGTTGCGCCAATAATTCACGGTCATGACGTGGTTGGCGGGCGTATGTAGTTACTTGGTAATCAATGTTTACTGGAATAGGCCAGTGAATCATCCAGTTATTTGTATCTGGGTCATAAGGTAGTTCTGGGTTTAAACCCTGTACTGCAGGCATAGTATCTGGGTCAGGCAAATAGGTAGGCTTTGTCATTCCACGCATTGCACGAATGTTGTCTTCAGAGATATCAATCATGTCAATGACAATGTACGGGTATGACTGATTGCGTGGTTCTTGGTCAGGTTGACCGAACCACACATCTACGTTACGAGTAGCGTTTCCACCATCGTCTAATGTCTTTTGGTCAGTTACTTTCATGCCCTTAAGAAGGTCACGAAGAGCCTTATCCTCAGAAAGAATGAATGTCATAGTTCACCCACCATCTTGTGTAAGGTCTTTAAGAAGAACTGCTCTGATTCTCTAGTGTTATTTGAGGCACGGCGAATTGCTGCTGTAGGACGGCTAGTCTCTGTGCCATATTCAAGGGTGTGGGCTTCAGCCATGTGCTTATCGTGTACGTGAACTTCAAACTTATTGTCCTTGTAAAGGACGCCCATATTGCCAGACACGTGGCGAGGCCATCCGCTTGCTTTGGCTTCTTTACGAAGTTGCCCTGTCATATAACGGCTTGTGTGTTTTGCTGCCGCTTCAATTGCGCTATGGATATGCTTCATGACTTAACCACCTTTAAGGCAGGTGTAGATAGCATGAATAAACCCCTTTAAAAAGCGCAAGTAGTGGGACTACACAGGCCCGCAGCGGGTTACTGATACTGCAATGATAAATGAAAAAGCCCCCTAGTTGGGGGCTTAGTCATTACTTCTTTTTAACTTTTTTTGCTAAAGCCTTGTCCATCTTCTCATCTTCTTTGCGAGATGGCTTCTTCTTGTCCATGGCCTTATCAGCCTTGGCAAACTTCTTCTTTTGCTCTGGGGTCATACCTTTCATGACCTTGGCATCTTGCTTCTTATCAGTCATCTTTGCCATTACTTCTTACCCTTCTTCAAGGCCTTGAAGTCATCGCCAGTAATTTTGTCTTTTGGATTAGCAGCACCAGCAATTTTCTTTTGCTTTGGTGATAAACCTTTTGCAGAAGGCTTACCCTTGCCGTAGCCAGGTTGACCCTTCTTCTTACCACAACCACAGGACATACACATTACTTCTTACCCTTCTTAGCGCTCTTGCAAGTTGCACAAGTGCACTTACATCCTTTTGCTGGCTTACCAGCCTTACATCCACAGCCACATTTGCTGCACATACTTTCTCCTATCGGTAGTTAGCGGTTTTCTTTGCAATCTTTTTAGGTTGTTCAACAAACTGCTTGCCCTTTTTATTACCCTTAGCCTTAGCCTTGTTGGTCGCAGCCTTTTCTGAAGGAGATAAAGCATCCCATGCTTTGTCAGGTAAGTAACGCTTTTTGCCCTTTGATTCTTTGCCATCTGAAGTGCGCCATTTTTCATCGCCCCACTTCTTAAGAGACTGTTGGGGTTTAGCAAGAGCCATTAGTTCTTGTACCCTCCGCCAGACTTCTTGTACTCAGCAGCAAGAAGTTGTGCTTTTCTTGCGCTCCATTCTCCAGGGTCTCCACCCTTAGAACCAGCCTTAATTTTTTTAAACAAAGATGCACGCATACCAGGCTTGGTGTAGTTACCAGCCTCGTTAACTTTTGATTTCTTTGCAGCAGCCATTACTTACCTCGATTAGAACTATGAGTTGAGTGCCATTTTTTTGTGGCGGCAACGCCTTGCTTTACTGTCTTAGCGCCAGCCTTCTTAGTTAAATTAATTTTATCGTAAGGGCCTTTGTTACCAGCGTGGTCAACAATAATTTCGCCCTTTTTATTCTTCTTAATGGTGTGCTTTTCACCATCTGCTTTAATTGTTTTTGCCATTAAATCATCTTTTTCTTTTTCTTAGTAGCATCTTTCTTGCGTTGCTCACTAAGGGCTATTGCTACAGCCTGCTTTGGGTTAGTTACTTTTTTCTTTGACTTACCAATGTTAAGTGAACCAGCCTTATATTCCTTCATGACTTTTTCTACTTTGCCGTTACCCATCTTAGGTTTTGGATTTGCCATTACTCGTCCTCTTCCTCTAGGTCATCTTCGTCAAATGAGTGGTCATCGAACTCTTCTAATTCTACATCTTCAAAATCTTCTTCAAACAGTGAAGGGTCAATTTCTGCTTCAAAGTCTTCCACTTATATCTCCTTTTAGTTAACAGTTAGTCCAGTTCCTGAGAGAATCCAACGTTCTGCGCCTACCTTTAGTAGGGTAACAATACGATTGGCTGAAATATTATACGTTTGATTACTAGCAAGTCCTTCACAAACTAACGTTGTAGTCGAAGTGTTTGTTCTGCTTATACGTAGCGTTGCAGTATCGGAGGTTACTAGACGTACGATAGTTCCAATAGCAAAAGCAGCAGAGGTATTGCTAGGAATAGTAACCTGAACAAGCCCAGTACCAGAGGCATAGATATGTTTTCCTGCATCTGTTAGCGCAAGAGAATATGTAGTTGGTGCAGTCTTTAACTGCTGTGGAATAAGTTTTGACTCAAGGGTTGTAACTCTTGTATCAATTCCAGAGATAGCAGTATTTAAACGAGTACTCCAGTTTCTATCTCCGCTGTTAGGCAATACGACTGTCATTTACACTCCATAAGGGTCTGTACCGTAAGCGCCGTTGCCGTAGCCGTAGGTAACTGTTTGATTGTTTAAATCTGCAAAATTAAGGAACTGTGGGTCGTTAACGAGTTCTTCGCTATTAACCTGGTTGCAGTCAATTGTAACGACTGCGTAATTATTTGCATAGCGACCGCGAGGTAAAACTCGTGTAGGAACAAAGACTTCACCTTGGAATACGATACGGTCTTTAATGTGGACGTTAGGCTCTGTCAGAAGGGCTGGTAGAAGCCTCTCAGCGTCTGCTACAGAGATAACAAGGCGCAAAGTATCAGTGGTGTACCAACCACGCTCATTCATCACGTTAGTGCCACGAAGTTGTTGCGCCATAATAACTGGCACTTCAAGAGAGTCTTTCCATCTACGGCCCTTACCAGGAGTCTGGCTAGATACATCATAGGTATCGTCATAGACATCTGTTGGGTTAGTGGACATATACGTTGCGTCCCAAACCCACCAGTCAACAATAGAACCTACTGGGTCACGAAGTTCGTCAACGACACCTTCGTTGATAGATTTGTTTTCAAAGTCTATCTTGAAACGACCTTGGACTTTAGTTCCACGCATAGTAGGTATTGTCCCCTATCGTTACAAGAAAAGAAGTATTAAAGAATAAGTGTTGCTGCTTCTGCTTCTGTAAGGGGCGTTCCTGCAACTAACTTAGCCTTTGCTGAAGCCTTTAATGTAGCAAGTGCTTCCGCTGCTGCTGCTTCTTCTTCACGGCGTTCTTCCGCTGCTGCTGCATCTTGGTCACGTTGAGCAATCTCTTGTGGAGTTAAGTCAATGTACTCCTGTGTGCCCGTAGCAAGGTCAACAACGAGTTTCTTTGGTGTATCAGTCATTCCTATTCTCCTTCAATGATTGTGTGGGAAGCATCTGGACATGACCATCTGCAAGTTGTTTCATCAAATGTCACCTTACTTGGGTGGCATGTTGGCTGTGGCGCAATAAAGGCGTCACGAGTGGCATCGTATGTGTAGCCGATGCCAGCGTAGTTCTTACGGATGTTTCCGTTGTATGAGGTCTTGACCCAGTTACCACCAAGTGACTTCATAAAAGATTCGCCCTCATCAGGGGCGCCATTATCTCCAACGAGTACACGAAGTACTACGTTGCTGCTATCAATTTCGGCCCAATGGCTCATGCTGTTTTCTCCTTATACTGAGAGGTTAAGATTAACATTAAAACTATTAGACTGCGTATCTAATAATAACAAGTCCTGAACCGCCAGCAGCACCACTAACACCGTAGCCGTCCCAGTCTCCACCACCACCACCAGAGCCTGTATTTGCAGTTGCAGATGTTGCGTCTGCAAGGTTAGTTCCAGCACCGTTTCCTCCACCACCTGTGCCGCCTGTTCCTCCAGTACCGCTGTAAGCCGCACGTCCTGCTCCACCGCCACCCGCAGCAAGGTAGTAATTTCCTCCTGATAAAACTCCTACACCTGTAGTTGCTCCACCAGAAATTGCACTGTAAGAACCAATACCACCATTGCCACCAGTACCGTTAGCAGCGTTTCCGCCAACTGCACCCGCGCCACCACCGCCACCAGAGAAGTGTTGCGAAGTACCGACTGCATAAATTCCTTGACCACCAGCATAGCCTTCAACTGGTGAATAGGAGCCAGCATTACCAGCACCACCAGTTTGTGGATTACCCCTATCTTGAGAACCACCACCACCACCACCAGAACCGCCAGCAAGTCCGTTGGTGCTAATACTTGCACCACCACCGCCACCTGTTGCAGAGTACGTAGTAAATCCTGAACCCGCTATCACGCTGTTGGTACCAGAAAAACCAAAACTTTGAAGGACGCTAGTTCCTGGTCCACCTGCACCTACTGTGATGCTGTAGTTTTGAGTGGTAAAAGATTGTGAGGTTGCTGTTCTAAAACCGCCAGCACCTCCACCTCCTGCAAGACCACCGCCTCCACCTCCGCCACCTGCAACTACCAAATAATCACAAGTTAATCCTGCAATAGGAGTGAAATATCCAGATGTTAAAAATCCGTGGTACCAGTAAGTACCATCAGTAGTAACAATATTTCCACCGCTAGCCTTTGGACCAAGTACAGGTGTTGTGCCTACTGCGGCTAGTCCGTATAGCGAGAAGGTGCTGTATTGGGCAAAAGAATTATTGATTGGTGTCAAAGTGAATGAAGTTATTGCTGCCGTATTTGACCACAAATCTGCAAGTAAATATGCGTATGCTGTGCTTCCATTATTTTCTTGAACTGCATCTGCGGATATAGATTTATAATTAGAACTTGTATAATTGGGTATATAAACTTCACCATTAGAAAATGTATTAGAGGTATAATCACTTTGTGATGTCAAACCTATTCTAGCATCTGAATCACTTCCCGAAAAAGAACCAGTTGCGCTTCCTGAACCATACAAAAGCATCATTGAGCGATTTGCTGCTGAACCATTGCAAGTAAAATAAACAACGCTAGCATTACTTGTATTTCTTGCTGAATAAACAATCTTCAAATCGGTATAACCCGATTGTGGGATATTGCTAAATGTGATTGATGCAGCACTTGATGTTAGTTGTTGACTATTGAGAAGTACATAATTAGCAGCCATTACTTTGCATACCTCACAATAACTATTCCTGAAGCACCATTACCAAAGCCAGTGGAATCTCCACCGCCTGCACCACCGCCACCAGAACCAGTGCCTACTGCACCAGAAGTAATGTTAATACCGCCAGGAGTTCCACCTTGCCCACCGCCACCAAGACCGCCTACTTTAGGAGAAAGAGCGTTAGAACCGCCACCGCCACCTCCCGCATAGTACCCACCATCAACTCCTGTTGCAGTTGGATATGCAAGGGCAGTAATTTGTACACCGTTACCACCTACACCACCAATATTAGTTGCAGTCGTATTAGCGCCAACTTGCCCAGCGCCACCACCACCAGAACCTGCTGATGTGTGTCCACCATTACCGCCTGCATAACCTTGACCAGATGTTGGTGCACCACCACTACCTGAGTTGCGGTTACCGCCACCAGAACCACCAGAATAACCACCACTACTAGCGTCTCCACCACCGCCACCGCCAGTTGATGTGATAGTTGAAAAAGTTGAATCTGTACCACTAGCACCGTGACGAGCACCTGTAAGAGCACCAACGCCTCCAGCGCCAATAGTGACTGTATATGCCTGCGCTGTTAAAGATAATGCGGTTTCAAGAGTTCCACCGCCACCAGTAGCAGTTACAGTAGAACGTAGACCGCCTGCTCCACCACCACCACCAGTGTCGTAACCTCCACCACCTCCACCAGCAACTACGAGGTAGTCACAAGTGATTGCTTGAGTAGGTGTAAATGTTCCTGAGAATGGGAATGTATGATAAAAATACGTTGCATCAGAAGAAACGTAGCCACCAGTTGCTTTGGTAGAAGTTTCATTAGCCCAAGCCTTGATGCCATACAACGAGAATGTAGAGCCAACTGCAAAATTGTTACTATTGATTTGAAATTTAATAGAATTGATAGCAGATGTTGAACGCCATAGGTTTGCCATCGCTTGAACATTGTATGCTGCAGAATTAGAACGACTTAACCAAGTTTTGTAAGTTGTTGCGTTACTATAATTTTGAAAATTAACAACAACATTTGAGCGTGTGCCATCATCAGCAGTCTTAACGGTAATGATTCCAGCAATAGCAGAAGTAGCAGAAGTATCCCTGTCACTGGATGCAGCAGTACCATTGCCTCTTAAACGAGTCATTGAATAATTAGAGGCAGTATCACCATTAACTTGAATAGAGCAGTTTTCATCCGTATTAGCACCAACACCAATTACATTACAGACCAATACTAAATCTGTGTACGTAGATGGAATTGACGTAAAAGTTACAGATGAAACAGCACTTGTTACAGTCTTTAAATCAAGCGCAACATAAGTATTAGTAGCCATATTATTTTACCCCGTATAATGCAAATTGTGAGTTTGCGGTAAAAGAACCAGTTGAAGCCACAAGGTCAATTTGAGATATTGCAGATGTAGAACGCCAGTTTCCGCTATAAAAGAAAACCACGCCAGTTCCATTTCCATCCCACGAAACTATTGAGCGAGTAGTTTTGTATTTGTTAGTGTTTCCATAATCTAAAATATCAATAACTCCACCAGAGAATACTGAAGCCCCTGCCGTTGTGCCTGTTGTTGCTAGTTCGGCATAAGTTGCAGAAGTGCTAGCAGTTGCTAATGCTGATGCACCATTTCCATATATAACGTGCATTGAATAATTTGCTGCAGTATTGGAGTTAAATCTCATATAAACGTCTTTGCTTGCGCCAGTAACATTTAATTGTGAAATTTCTCGAATTTGTAAATGTTTGTAGCCACTAGGAATACCAGTAAAGGTAACGGTAGATGCAGCACTTGCAAGGGTAGTAGTAGCCAAAGAGTAATAAGCACCAGTAAATGGGTCTGCAGCAGTGATGCTATTTGAAGCAGATGACTCTGGGCCTATAACGCCTGTAGCATTTGTGCCTTTTACCTTAAAAGTATAAGAAGTTCCATCTGCTAATCCAGATACGGTGATAGGGCTAGATGCTCCAGTACCAGTAATAGAACTTGGGGTTGAAGTTACTGTGTAAGTAGTTGATGTACCGCCAGTAGTTGGGGCGGTAAAAACCACGGAAGCAGAAAGTCCAGAGGCTGTAGCAGTACCAATAGTAGGAGCGTCAGGAACGTCCATAATCTCACTGATAGCGTTTAAACCGTCAGGAGTACCTTCAATGCGCTCATCTTGCGCTCTACGTATAGACATGTTTCTTATTGTCTCCTATGGTTGCTAAGAAAAAAGGCTTTACTTTGTGAGGGCGGCGATTTCCTCAGCGGTCAAGCCGAGGGCAGTCAACTTAGCCTCAGCAGATGCCTTGGCTGTTGCTTTAGCAATAGCCTCTGCTTCTGCATCAAGTTCTATTTGTCGGTATGTAGCAGCCCATTTATTTCCGTATGCTTGAGCACTGTTCTCTGTTGTAAAGACTGCATCAGGAGAAATCTCATGGTCAAAAGGTTGTTTGATGCAGACCTCTCCATCTTTATCAATCCAGCAAACAAAATTGCTTTCTTCTTCTGTTACTCTCACTGTATATGTTGACATTGGTTCTCTTTCTTAAGGTAGAGTTAGTTTGTAGTTAGTTGATGTAATAGAACTGTTGCTGTTTCCACCATAAATATAAGCATCTGTTCCATCAGTTCCGCAACCTCCATAGCCTTTTTGTACTGGAAGCGTTACTGATTCAGTGGTCCAAGAGGTTCCATTGTATGAGTAAATTGTGCTTACGTTACCAGAAGTGTACTGGGCTGTTGTGTTGCCGCCAATAGCGTATAGTTTTGAAGAAGTTGCTAAGACGTGAGCGGCGTAAACCCCTACAGGAGGTGCAGTTGAGTTAGTCCAACTAGTGCCGTCGTAATATGAGAGCGTGTTGTAACCGTACTTGTAAATTCTAGAATTAAAAACTGCAGCACTTGGGTAATATGCGTTATTTCCTGTTGAACTTAGCGTTGTCCAAGAACCGCTATCAAGCCTATAATGTCTGGTAGTTGTTGAACCAGTGTTGTCATCTCCATTGAGAGCGTGAATTTTTCCACTGTAATAAACACAGGCTTGACGATGTGCTGGTGCAGGTAATGATGGTCCAGTACTCCAAGAACCACCAGTTCCTGAAATGTATCTTACTGCATCTGAACCATTAGATACTGGAGAACCTCCAATAACATAGAGATTGGTACCATCACTTACGGCAGATGAAGCATTGTAGGAAAATGGATAGTTTGTTTCTGTAGTCCAAGACGTCCCATTAAAAGAGTAAACGCTGTTTGTAGCGTTTGTATCTGGGTTAGTAACAGTTGCGCCACCAGTAAACCAGTACCTTCCATTATGATAAGCATTTGAAGGCGCGGTACCAAAGGCTTTTGCAGCAGGCATTGAAGTTGAAGTGGTTACAGCAAGAGTAACTTGCGGAGTAACGCTATTGGATGCTGCAGAATCAGGTCCTGTAGCAGTTGCATTCGTACCTTTAACTTTAAAAGTGTACGCAGTACCAGAAGTTAGACCTGAAACAGTAATTGGCGATGAACCAGTACCAGTGATAGAACCTGGAGTAGAAGTTGCGGTAAAAGTTGTGACGGTTCCACCAGTTACAGCAGCGGTGTATGTAACAGTTGCTGTAGTGGCAGTTGCCGCTGTAGCAGTACCAATAGTAGGAGCATCAGGTACGTCAGAGATAGCAGTACCAGTCTTGGTAATGCCTGACGTATTTGCTCTCTTGATATTAGCCATGTGACCTATTCTCTCTGATTTTTACTGGAAAAGAAGTGCTTACTTTGTGAGGGCGGCGATTTCCTCAGCGGTCAAGCCAAGGGCAGCCAACTTAGCCTCAGCAGATGCCTTGGCTTCTGCCGCAGCGGTTGCTGCTGCTTCTTCTGCAGCACGACGTTCTGCTGCTGCTTGAGCATCTGCTTCCATCTGTGCAATTTCGGCATCTGTAAGTTCGATGATGGTCTCTACAAGAGTTTCACAGTTAATTTCTGTGCGGGTTGGACGTGTCATTATTTATTTCCTTTCTTATAAATGGTTTGTGTTGGATTAGGCATTTTTTACTCCATATAGGTAGGCGGTTGAGTATTGGGCAAAATTTCCCGTGTTTGGCGTTAGGGTGATTTGGTTAATTGCAGCGGTTGAAGCCCACAGCCCAGCAACCATAAAACTCTGAGCAGCAGTTGCATTGTTCTCATTTACTGAGTCAAACATAACGGACTTGTTATTAGAGCCAGCATAGTTAGGAATGTAAAGCATTCCGTTTGAAAATGTATTGGCTGTGTAAGCAGATGAAACCATTAGGAATCTTTCAAAGTATGTAGCACCTGAATCGTTCTGAGAAGCAGCAGCGGAACCATCGCCGTAAATTGTGCGCAATGAATAGATTGCACTTGAACTATTGTTTAACTTGATGTTAGCGTAAAGCGCTGTTGATGCTCCGCGAGCAGAAAGCATTAACTGTAAGTCTGTGTAAGTGCTAGGAATTGAAGTAAAGTCAATACTAGAAGTCCCACCTGACCCGACTGTGCTTGATGCAATAAGTGTCATTGTATTTGCCATAGTTATGCCGCCGCAATTCCGTA